ACACTGCATATGACACTTTCGGCTGGCCTGACTATGGTACTATAATAGATGATAGCCTATATAACGGCGGTGAGTACTTTGGATATAATATAGGGGTTGATAGTGGTATTTCATTCATAATCGACTATCAAACCGATAGAATTGGTTGGATCACAGGAGTTGCCGAAGCGTTTGAAGTCAATGGCACTACGCTAGATATAACCCGTGCAGAGCTGATTGACCTGCTCGGTACGCCTGAAAGTGAAGAGACGGTATCTGATGAACTGGAAGGAACCGAATACTATGCTATGCGATATGTCATTAACGGGCTTCCTGTTGAAATTACGCTACCTGACGCAAATAGCATTGCGACTTCCATAATGATTTCACAGTAGAGTCTTTGGTATCTCGAATTACTGGAGGTCGGCTCCAAAAAATACATCGTCCCGCAGAGCAAGGCCCTTCTGGAGATGGCCCGAGATCAGCTCATGACCTGTCACAAAGCTATCATGGCTGTGAAGATCACGAGTCCCAATGACCGCCCGCTGCTGGACATTAAGTATCCCAAAGGGTACGAAGGGTGATCTGTCGGGTTTCAAGAGGGTAGCTTCGGCTACCCTCTTGTCATTTGTATACAATATGAATTGGGAGGTATTGACCTTGAAACTGAATGATTTGTTCCACCAGATAAAGCCCCCTTGCGATAAGTGTCCCTACAAGCTGGGGCTGGTACATACGGTAGTCAACCCCTGTCCTCAGTGCAAAG